GGACCATTTCATTGCTGTATAAGGTACGGTTACATATTTATCTAATTTATCCACATAATATAATGCCACTCGTTGACCATCAGAGAACTGTCTAACCGATTTTCTCCTCATCATCAAAACGGCTGGAGGATCCATTTGAGTTTCTTTTTTCTCTTTGGCCTCAGACATTAATTGTTTAAGTGTTTTCAACTTCTGTTTCCTGTTGTTCTACTTCGGTCTGTGAATCTTCTTGATCCATCTCTTGTTGTGGTGCAATTAAATTATGTGCAATCTCTTGCTTCTTTGCTTCAATATGATCCGTCACTTTGTCGTGAATTGCCGAATACAAAGCATTGCGGAACTCTACGCCATTATCATCTTGTGCAAAATCAATAATCTGTCTTGTGGTATCTGTCATTTTTTAATCTCCAATTCAATATTTATAATATCCGTTTTAGTTTTACCAACGTATTGGTTTCTTCTTTAACGCTTGATTTAGAAGCTGCTTGTTGTGCCAATTCTGCCTCATGTTCTTGGTCTAACGGATGTTGTGGTTGTGATGGTACTTGGGACATCATTTGTGCCTGTGCCACATCATTCGTTACGCCAACTGGTAATCCAAGACCTGCTTCTTTTTCTTCGTCCATCTCAATTTGCATTTCTTTGATATCATCATCGTTTAGACGGAGAACATTTCGTTGAATCCAAGATTGTGAGAAATAACGGCCAGTATATGGATCTATTGTTGCCAACAGAGCCAATCTTTCTTTCATTAACTCGGCATCTTTGAGTTCAGTAAAATTGTTATCTTTAATAAAGTCATAGTGAATGTTAGTTCTAAAATCGTCCCACTCTTGGTCTGTACAAATACCTTTTAATACACATTGTACTCGTAGTGCTTGGTCAAATAAGTCAGAGAAACGATTACGTAGACGGTCTACAAATTTGGCAAACTTTAATTCGTCACGGGTAATCTCATTGGTACGACCAAGTGAAAAACCAGATGTTTCTGGATTTAAACGTGATACAGGAACGTTTAGTGCCTTGTATAGTTTCTTCTCAAAGTATTTGACATCTTCTAACTCACCTAAGTTTTGACCACCAGGTAGTGTAGTAATCTCTGTGCCTTTACCACCTTCACGGCGTGGCAACCAGAAATCTTCCATCATGGATAAGAATTTACGGTCATCACGGACTTCACCTGTGTTGGCATCGTATACAAGTTTGTTCTTGTATTTTACCATGATGTCACGGAGGTATTGTTCTGCCTTCAACTTAGGTAAATTACCTACGTCAATATAAAAAATACGGCGTTCAGGTGCACGTGAGATACGATAGATAACAGTTGCATCTTCAATCATACGTAACTGATTAAGTGGTTTAATTGCTTTGTGTAGATATGATAACACTACGGCACGGCGAGAATCCATTAAACCAGAAACAACAGATATGATAGAATCAGTTGTAATTCGTACACCCACGGGACCAAAATTAGAAGAAGTGCCAGTATTAACTTTGTCGTTATAAAGATAGTATTCATTTATTACCTTCATAATCTCTACACCAGTACGCTCATCTTTTGATTTTTTCATCTCACGAATTTTTTTTAATTTACGTGGATCAACGTATCGTAATTCTTTAACACCTTCCATAGGTTTGGTTTGGTCCACTATGATGTGGTAAAATAGGCGACCATCAACATAGTACCTACGGAAAATATCTTGTGCCATATTTTTATAATTTAAAAGCTTCATTACTATTTCAAATTCACCTTTAATGGCATTCTTAATTTTGTCTGGTTGTTTTAAATCGTCTAACACGATTTGAATAATCTTACCGTCATCATCTTGGCAAATTGCTTCACCTACAATATCATCAATAGCGGATTCAATCTCTGGTTGCATTGCCATCTCACGATAACGTGAAATAAGTTCTACATCATTTTTGGCTGTGCCGTCTAGGTCAACGTATGTTCCATAATAAGCGGCTGAAGTAATTGTGAGAGCACCATCATCGTTTGATGGGGGCGTAAAAGATTGTTGCACTGTTTGGTCATCTTCGACCTTATTTCGTGCAATTGTGAAACCAAAAAGAGAGAATTTATTAGCTGCCATATTGTGTTATTCCAATTCAAAAAAACATAATGAGAGAGACCTTGGTCTCTCTCGTAAAATAAAATAAATTAACTTGTTGTATCTGTTTCCCACCATTGATATGCGAATGTTACTGCGTATTCTTCAATAGTGTCATTAGAACCCCAATCTAAATCAATGGGGGCCAGATCAAGAGGATACAAACCAACAAATTTGTAAGTTTTCAATGTGTCGCCAGTTTTTCCATATTGTGTAACTGTTGCATCTACGGTATAACCAGATGGACCAGCTGCAGCACCAGTACGAACATTACCTGCGTGACTATTAATACCATTCATCCACGATTCTAAAGCTTTACGAATTGTGAAATCTTCGTCATTAATAATCTGTAATGTCCAATCAGTAAATGTACGGTTGCCAGCAAACTTTAGTTCACGGCCAAAATAATACAACGGTACTTGGCCGATTGTTGAACCAGGTAACTGAGCAGTCTTGGCCATAAATGTGGCTTTCTGGCCTGCTGCAGTACCATTTGCTGCAATTGTTGGAAAAGTGAGCGTGACTTGAAATAGATTGGGACGTGCACCGTCACCAATCAGATTCGCTCTAAATTCTGCTACGTTGAATGCCATTCTTTTCTCCTATATCGTTGAATTATTTATTAGAACTGCCCAACGACTTCAGTAAAATCAACACCAGTTCTTACTGCAACAAAGTTCAACTGGATGAAGTTGATAGAACGAGCAGGTTTAACATAAATGTCACCAACAAACTGGTTGGAATCAATAACTTGAGCTGTATTATTTGTTGTATCACAAACAACACGGAAGTCATAGATACCACGGCGACCTTGAATATCACGAAGGAACGGTGTTACTAATGACACAAACTGAGCACGGGTAAATTCATCGTTAAATTCAAACAATGAATACTGAGCGGCTTGAGCAATTGTTTTTTCCAATACAATAAACAATCTACGGACATTGATACGGTCAAAAGCAGAAGGTTTAGTTTGTAATGTTTTATCACCATATAATACTGTGCCATTTCCTGGGAATGTGGCAACAGGATTTACACCTTGAGCATACAGAGTATCTCTATTTGTTTTAGTTGGATTCCATGCTAAACGAACAACGTTCTTTAGATTACCACGATTGAAACCAGCAGGAGAGAACCATGGGTCACGAACATTGTCTGTGTTAACACAAAGGCCAGCAATATCACCGTTCAATGGTATCCAACGATAAATGTTGTTGTATTTGTCAAACATATATTTCCAACCAGAATCAGCAACAGCGTAAGATGTTGAACGACCTAAAGCAGTATTCCATGCTGTGATGTTGGTTGTTTCACTACCAGCTTGATTAATTACGTTAGCGGATGGTGGTGAAATAAATGCCAAGCAATCTTTGCGAGCACCAGAAATATTATCGATTATATATTGTTGAGTGGCAATATTGGCATCACCAGTTAATACTAAAGAGATATCAACCTCGTCAGCATTTTGGAACAAACCATAAGCTGTTTGTGTATTTGCTGTAGATGGAACATCATCTGCACCACCACTTAAACCTAATAATGGAGGAGTATTAAATATGTAATATGTTGTATTCGCTAAAGGTCTGCCCCAAGTGTTTGCTTCTGGAGCGGTTGGCAAAGGGTCAACGGAATAAATGTACTTTGAATTATTAAAAATTACATTTTTATAGTAATTTGAATTTCCTAAAGCGTCAACAGCATCCGATCCTTTTGACAAATATGGAAAAACTTCTAATACAGTATTTCGAACACCAGTAAATAGACCTTGTGTGTCCATAACAATAAAGTGTAATTCATCGTTTGTTGCACCAGCAGCCGCACCTTGTGCTGAAGTTCCTGGTGGGCCATTAAAATAAGAAGATACACCAACTGAATTAATATTCCATGTAGAAAAAGTTGATCCTGCATCTATCAAAGAAACAGTCAAAGAATTTCCTAAAGCACCAGGATAACGAGCTATAGCAGGACCAACACTAGAGGCTGCTGTTCCATTTAAATAAGCTGCTTGAAAAACATCTTCGTTTGGAATCTGTAAAGCTGTACCACTTGTATTGGCACGAGCATTTCGGCCAGCAGAACCAACTGCACGAACAACAGTTAAGTTATTACCATAAGCTAAGAAAGAAGCAGCAGTAAAAAACGATGTTGCTGAGTTGCTATCTGGTTTACCAAATACATTTGCAAGAGTAATCTCGCTATCTACTTGAATTCTTTTTTGTGCTGGACCCCATACAAAATTTCCAGCAAATGCACCGGCTGTAGTTAGTACTGAAGGTACGACTGTGGTTAAGTCTACTTCAGATACATTTACGCCTGGAGAGATTTGAAATGCCATTTTATTATCTCCTTGAATATGATGTTATATTGGCAATTAAGATACCATACGAATATTTATGAAAGGCCAT